TGCCTGTGTTAGTTATAGAATAATCAGCATAAACATTAAGTAAATAGAATCATTCTAAGTTATTTAGTTGTCCATGATATGTTAATTGGTTCTGAATCAGATCCTTTTAATGTCAAAACATCCGCAGATTTGCCATAAACTTTACTTTTTAGCTTACTTGCAGACCATTGAGAATGTGCTGTAATTATTTTCAAGAGATTCACCATATTCTGACCTTGTTTTCCATCTATCTGACCGGATTCTATCTTGGCTTCAAGTTCCAACCTTTTATCCTTTAAGTTTGATAATTCAAGATCAATCGCTAAGGACTTAGCTTTCTCATAACGATTCATTAAATGATTTGATGAAACTAATTCTTTTCTAAAGCTAGTCCAAGTGTAATCAATCTCAGATTTCTCAAAAACCTGGCGAATTGTTAATCCATCGCTAAGAAAGTCAATGATTTGATCTTCTAATTTTTTTGTTAATTTCTTTTTTCTAGCCATAATTCTATTCCCTTTGTGGCAAGGGCGGATAGAAAGGAATCGCATGCTATTAGATACCGCCCATGCCTGGTTATAACCTTTTATGTCAGCCAAATTCCAAAGGGTAAGGAATAGTAGCTAATAAAATATATAGCACAAGATGTAGTAATTACCAATCAAATATAGTTTTTGGCTTACCACTAGGATTTGAGAACCTCCGACTATCTCCAGTTACTGGATTTCTTTTAATTATCTTCTTATTCATCATTTCATCCATTATCCTGGTGGCTGTGTAGCTGCCATACCTCTGATTATTGTAAATCCAACGGCACTGCTCCACCGACAACATTCCAGCCTTATAATCGGATTCAATTTGAATTGTAATTTCAAGCTTTTCTTCCTTTGAATAAGTATTCTTATAGAAATGTTGAAGGGGTTTATCTTTATAAAAATAATAAGAAGGATTATCAGGGCGGTTGCCAGAAAACTTATTAGTCATTAAATTTTTTAAATCCTTTAGTCTTCCGCTTACTAATAATAGTATTACTATTACTAGTATTACTCTTATAATGGTACCCAGATTTTACGTAGGTTGATTGCGTAGAATCTGACAGGGTGCCTACCCTAAATTTGGGTAGTCTGAGGTTATAATAGTTTGAACTTGATTTCCTGTGGATAGTTAAATAACCCCTTTTCACTAGCTCAGTCTTGCAATTCTGAAGAGTATTAATAGAAATACCCAATTTCGCCAATAAGGTCCTATTTCTTAGATTCCTATATTTATCAGACAATGACCTCAAATAGCAAAACAACGCCTTTGCATCATTGCTTAACTCTGAGTCTAAAATCAGAGCATTTGGAACCATTGTAAAACCCTTTTTTGACATCCTTTTGCTAGACTCTATATACACAAATTTTGGGTACATCAATATACTACATTTAGTAGCTTTCCCTGACCTAACCACTAGGCTAATAAAAGAATATAACCCTTGCAATATTATACAAGTAATGTACGTTTAATAATGATTCGAAGTTTAACAAATAAAAAGGGAGGAACAATGACTAAAAAAGAAAAGAAAGAAAATAAGGAAAGATCAAAAACTTTTCTTAAAAACAACATAAAAGAAAATGAATTAATTTATTATGTTGTTACTCATGTAAGTCAAAGCGGAAT